ATAACTTGATTCGTATCCCTTGTATACTACCGCTTACTGATATCTTACCGCCAGCAATTTCTGCTGTGTAAGGGGAATCAATTTGTCCAATTTCATACTCGCCGTAATCGACTGTAAAACTCAAACTTTCAACTTCTTTGTACTGTTGGTTATTAATGTAGAGTACAATTTTGGCGCCAACTAAGACGACTGGCAAACTGGCCATTATGTGCCTCCTAGATCATTAACAGGATAAACGACATCAACTGGATTAGGACCATATATATATGCGATTTCATCATACGGTGTGTCGCTTTTGCCCAAGCCTATAGAATTGGGATATAATATTACAAAATTTAATGTAATGCCTGCAGCTATTACCTGCTGAATTAATTCCTGGCAATAAACTCTTCCGCCTACAACATCTGTTAAGAAAAATTCATAATCTGAACCATCAGTAGCCAAAACAACCGGAGCATTACTAACTATTAATCTAACTTGCTGTCCTGCTGGATGATCGAATTGTAAGGCATTTATGGGTGATAGCAATATGCTATTATTGGAGGGTACTGCGATTGTTTGCGCTATTTCTTGCGTAGGACCGCCATAATCAAAAATTACGGAAGCGTTCCCGTTTGGAAAACCAACGCTGCTCTCTACCAATACAACACGGCCTGTACCCGCGTTTACATCCTCTGTCAGAACAGAATGTACGGCACCAACTGTAAAGGGCTGCGATAGATCGTAAGTATACGGTCCTTGTTGATTTGGTTCTAAAGAAATATTAAAACCTTGTGGGCCACTTGCTACTATATCTGCAGATCCGGTATATACGATGGTTAGCGTATTAGCTAGACTGTCGTTCTGGATCAATACAGTATTGACATTACTAAAAACATCTGGAAAAGCTACCAATCCGGTATTTAAATCATCTATAGCTGTAGCCATATTGGCCATAGTCTCGGGAATAGTAGCTCCAATTACGAAATCCGCTCCAGCAATTAAAGTAATAGCCGATGTAATAGAGAAACTATCGCCTGGGTTCGGTTGTGCATAAAAAGCAAATGTACCTCGCGGAGGATCGTGCAAGTGAGCCGACCCTTCTCTACTTCTGCTAACAACTTTTGTAGTTGCTGGCAAGAAGATTTGTACCACGTTGGTCTCGACCTGATAAAGTGCAGCATAGTATCCGTTGCTTTGAATAGTTTCTCGAATTGGAACGAAAAATAAAACTGCCGTATCCGTACCCTGAGTTACAATGCCAGTGGTTCCAGTAGGATTATAAATATCAAAATAAGAATTTCCGACTGTTCCTCCTACTGCATCTATAATAGTAAAAGAACCTACATTGGTAGAAGAAGTAAATCCCCCACCATAAACATTAACATAATAACCTGGTAAAAGTTTTCCAAGATTTGGGTTAGAGCCACCAGACCAAGTGAATCGCATCCTACCATCGGATTGTACGCTTATAGTCCACTGGGTCGAAGCGTTGCCTCCAGTTCCTAAGGATGGTTCGGGAAATACTAGTACATTTTGGGCCGAACCACCTAACACAGTGACAGAAGATCTTGGGCCAATGGTACTACTAAATAATTGAACGTAATTACCAAGACCGTTGTTTGCGATAGAAGCTAATCCGGAAAGATTCTGGCTTGTTAAAGATGCAACTATGGCATCGGCCACTTCAATTGCTAAAGCGGCATGTATATTGACGAAGTTAGCGGCATTAAACGTGATAGTAGAAGGTGGACCACCATCAAAACTTACAATCAGAGTATCCCCATCGTTTAGATCATATGGTTCAAGTAGGCTAGAAGAAGAATAGGCTTTAGTAAAAGAATCTCCAAAGATGGCGTCTAAGAGATTGTTTATTAGATCTCTAACCTGTTTTCTATTTTTAATTTGAAGACCGATTTCTCGAAAGGAATCATCTGAAATACCAACTGAAGCTGGGCGTGTGATGCCGTATTGCGACAACAATAGATCGAGATACTGGGCCGAAGCAGTTGTAATAAAAAGATTCTGGTTTACAGCGTAAACTGAATTTACTAGGTACGATGTGCTAGTTGCAAGTGAATTTAAAACAGCATCTACGGTGGCGCCTTTTATAGCGGGATTAAGATAACTACGTAAACGTAAAAATTCTGACTGCTGCGTTGCAATAGGCATTAGATATATCTCCAATGGTAGCCATAAGCAATCTTACCAGTTTTGGTAGCTTTCTTTATGTTTCCGGAATCATTTTTTCCAACAGATCTAGCTATTACGCTAATTTCAAAATTTTCAGGCCCATATTTCTGAATAGCGTGTCTTAATTTTCTACAACCATTTTTCTTATTACGGCAGTGGCTAGACCACCTTTCTTGTAAAGAATATATAGTTTGCCCTATGTATAAGTCGTACGTTATTTTGTTTTTTATTTTATAAATTATCATAAAATTATTATATACTAGATAAATTTATTTGTCAAGTAAAATCATTGTATAAGGCTTACGGATATTTGGGTGCTTGGGTTTAAAATGAATGTCTTTTCGCTAGGTTGCACCACAATCAAATCGTGTGATTCATTATATAACGGCGTAGATATAGCAACAGAAATAACTCCAGGAATAACAGTACAAGTTGCAATGATGTTGCTAATCGCGATACTTTGGCCCACGGGGTTTGCGCTGACCAACGCGGCTACGTTACTTCTTACTTGTTCTGAAACCGCAGAGAATGGAGCCCCGGTTTGTAGACGAACTTCAATTGCTAGATTAACAACGAGTGCTAGAGGTTCCCTGATAAAAATATCAGCTCCGGCGGCACAAATTCCTGGATATGTGCTAGAAGAAGTGGGATCTCCGTATACAACTCGATTTGCCTCTTGAATTAAACCAGTATTATACTTGTATCCATCTAGTCCTTGTGAAACCATAGTAGAAAAGCCGAGTTTATTTAATGCTGTAACTTCTACTCCAGCTGTTTGATTTATTTTCTCATATTGTGCAAGAGTATTAAATAGAATTTGATTTAAATTAGCAGTTCCAGGTTGAGGCGCTACCATGTATGTATGCTTATATCCGTTATATGGAACCCCTTCATTTACATAGAATGAAGAAAGTAGACCGTTTAAGCTCAGGCTAGATACGGCATCTAGTACACCAGCTACGATAACTTCACTTTGATTGACTACTGATAGAATCGTATGCGAACCGGCACTATCTGGACCGAATGCTAGACCGGAGATAACCAACTGATCTCCTGGTACAGTAGCTTCATATTCGTAGAATGTTAGAGAACTAGAAGTTAGAGTTTGTTGTTCTTCTAGAGCATCTTCATTTACAATCCAGAAACTATCGTTAAATGTTCTGATTACCCTGTACTGTCCTTGATTAGGAGCAGAGAATGGTGCAGCAATGATAACCGTATCGCCTTCCTGGACACCAGTAGTTGCGGTAAAAGTGGTTCCGGCAGTTACAACAAAGCTACCTACAGGTGTTGCATTTGAATTTGTTACTTGTAATGTAGTAGCGCTTGCGCCAGATACAATAAAAGTACCACTATTGGCTGGCGATCCAGGCACAACTATCGTAACTATATCTCCGATACCAAGCCCGCTAAAATTGGTGGTTCCACTCAATACTGTATATAGAGAGTCATTGGTACCGCCCACAAGCGCAATACTAACGGTATCACCTGTGGTGCTAGCAAAATTTACAGGGAACGTTAAATATTGTGGGCTAGAAGCGCTATTTACATAACTGAAACAAACTAAACTTCCTTGATGCTCTACCCTAAAAGTTAGCCCGCTTAAACCTGCAATAACTCTTGGACCACCAAAATAGCGCTGTGTTGGCAAAATGCCTGTCAATGTGACTGTACTTTGACCAGCCAAAGGCGAATTAGGCACAATAGTTACATCTGTATTAGCACCAAATAAAGCTTCTTTTTGTTGTACATGTGCGGCTTGTAGATAAAACCACTGATCACTTAAGACTGGAGCAGAAGCGGAAATATTTGCAGAAATAGAACAATATTGGTTATTGATATCCAGTGCTTGGTTAATTACAGGAAAAGAATAACCATTAGCAGGACCGCCAGCAACATCTACGAATCCATTTGAACCAAAGGTATCAGATGAAATATCAACTGCCGAATCTCTATTTGCCGTACTGACTATACTTGCAGTTGTAAGTCCCGTTACAGGCAATACGTTCATATATTGGTAAGCTTGATCATAAGTAGTAGGACTAAATAGAACAGTCTCTCCATTATTGAAAGCGTATCCAACATCAAAAGGTAACGATAATGGCATTTTAAATCTAAACTGTGGAGAACTGCTTATATCACTAAATAGTAGCCAATTCTGACCATCTAGTAGTTGCGTACTAGCGTTAGCAGTAATAATACCAGTTCCAGGAGTACCACCCGAACCATCGTTTACTACTGTAGCTGTAACGTAAGTTGCCAAATTAGCATTAACATAAGCCGCTACGGCAGAAGCAGTAGTAGCAGGAGGAATAGTAATAGAAATATTAATTGTAGTAGTTATCGTGACCGAACTAGTGATAGCAAGAGCAGAACCAGAATAAATATATGAAACAACAACTTGTTCTCCCGTAGAACCCCATTCTGCAGCCCTATATAGAATGGAACTTTGATGAGTAGTGCTGCTAAGTGTTTTCTTAGCTTGCATTAGTACCATGTAATTATTGAAACTGAAGTTAGCACCAAAAGAAGTGACGAAGCTACCGGTTGGAGCAAAATCTTCATCATAGGCATTAAAACTATTAGCGTCTACACCATAAGAAGTGTTGGTTAGAGCCCTGCGAAACATTGGAACAGTAAAAGTTTCCGTGGTAGGGTTGTTATCAATGACAACCGCCATTGTATCATCTGGACCAAATGACAACGGGCTAGATAGAAAGAATCTGTCATTAACACGAAGGCGCCTTACGTCTGGATCTTGACTGATGCTAACAGAAGGTCCGGCAACTACAGTTTCTTGAACCACTTCACCTTCTGGTTGTTCATCGTCAATGGCACCATAAGGATTAATAAAAGTAATGATTTCATCCGGATCTCTGCCAGCTAAAGAAATGTCTGATACAAATGTAGCAATAAAGGAATCCGGCGGTTCAGCATAAACATCGGTAGCTATTTTACTATGGAAGAACGAAGGTAAATAACCACCAATAGTATCTTGATGCGCAACTAGAGGATAGCTACTAGCATTAGTTTGCCCAGCTGAAAATCCTAATAGGGAGCCATTAATATCAGCCGTAACTACAGTTATGGCACCGTTGGTATTAAGAGTATTTGTAGTAATTACAATAGATTCTTCTAAGTAAACACTAAAAGTGAGGGAGTCTGTTTGTGCCTGTAAGAAAGCAACTATACTGTTTAGAGATTGGACACCAGACATTATATTGAATTTTTGCGGTGCATTTGGAGTGCGAACTACTACAAAACCTTGAGCATACACCACATCACTCTGAGGAACAACTGCAGCAGCTTCGGCAGCGGTTACTATTATATTAAGCGTGTCATCTGAGCTAACAGTAGTAGTAATAGAATGAACTCTACCCTCTAGCCTATTGTTAACATTGAGTTGTGGAGACCAAATAATTACATAGTCTCCTGGTAGAACATCAGAAAAACCAGAAACCGTATTGGTTACATAGCTTACAGTGCTACCAGAAGCAGAAACAGTTAAGAAACTACCACCTGTAACTCCTGTATTAATGGTAGTAAGAGGAGTGTCAATTGAGAGCCAAATATAGCCTTCCGCTGCAAGATTAACTGAACCACTAGAAATGGCAGTTCCGGTAATAGAACCTCTAGTATTTTCTGTGCCAGCTGTTAATGAATCTCCTGGAACTAACGCTGTAGCCAATTCAAATTGGGCGGTATTTCTATCTAATACATAGTCAGCAAAAGCACCCTGAGCGGATAAGGGTTGTGTACCACCAAACATCGACTTGGTAACTAGTGTAGAAGATGGATTGATAACTACTTGTGCTCTATTGCTATCTTCTAGGTTACTAGTAAGTTCAATTTGAGTACCGACAATAGACGCTGTTATACCAGTAATTTTGTTATTGAAAACTTCAACCCAAGAAGCGAGCGAGTTGGTAGCGCTAACAGTAGTATAAAGACCAGTTGCGATAAAATCAGAGTTTAAGAAAGTGTAAGTAATAGACTGTGTACCATCAACTGCAACGATTAAAGTGTCGCCGTTAGCAATACTATCAGACCAAAGTGCCTGGTCTTGTGTTAAAACTGAGGCAGTGTTACCGTCTTCGCTAAGCATTACATTATTCTTGTACAGTCTTAGTGTTTCATTTAGAGTAGTCGGAAATCCAAGAAAATTATTGGCATTTACAAGAGTGGGAGAAGATGGAACGGTTACTTGAATAGATTCGTGACTTTCAGCAATAGCTCTAATAACTACATAAGTACCGCTACCAGCCGTGGTAGCTTCGAAATTGAGTGAATTATCAGCATTGATACTAGCACAAATCTCATATGCAGTAGCCGCACCAGGAGCTTGAAAATCCGAATTTTGAAAAGTATGTTGAGTGGTAACGCCACCAACAATAACGGCCAATACCATTCCGCCGCTAATAGAAAAAGGACTTCCGTCTGTACTTTGCAAGAAAGCTTTTGCTACGGGGGCTTGTGTGCCACCAGTTTGAAGTTGAAAGAATTTTTCACCGCCAACAGCAAAAGTAATAATCTGTTCAACGGCCACCCCTGCAGTAGTGGCTTCATACGGTCTAGATCCACCTGTATCGATATAAACGGTAGAGCTTCCATTAAGATTTGAAACAAGATTATCAGAAGCAATCGTAGCAGTTGGATTAGTAGAACTTACCCCAAGCAAAGAATTTTCGATTGCGGTAGCTGTTCCAAGTCCAATACCGGCAAGAACGTTTTGGATTTGTGTACGAAGCTGGTCATCGGTTTCTGGATCTGTACCACCTTCGGTTGGGAGGGGATTGCTAACGGTGGCACCTGAAAACGGAGCAGAAGCAAATTGAGAAATAGCGCCGATCGGAACATTGCCGGAAGAGCCCGGAAGTAGAGCGGCAATCGGAACGTTAGTAACAGTAGTTTCGCCATCAAGAATAGAAGCTTGTTGAGTAACTAGGAATTGAATATTTGGGGAAAGTCCAGTTGTTGGAGCAAAGACTGTAGTATTGATAGGAACAGTTCTAATACCGCCTTGACTCAAAATTACAGATTCGCCAATATTGTGATATCTGGTGGTGGCAGACGTAAGATTCATCTGGTAGTAGTTGCCAAGGGCAGAATAAGAAGAATATCCAATAGGCCCTTCTGAATCGTTAGTACCTCTACCAATATAAATCGAACCTGAAGCAGGAAATCCAGTTACAGAACCAACATATATAACTGTTGATCCAATGTTAATGGGCTGAGCACCCGGATAAATCGATGTAGAAACTTTTAGAAAAGAAGTATCGACAACTGTAACATAGCCAGTAGCAATCGCAGATTCAATAGGAACAATATTGAATTCAGCAGCGATTTGTTGTAGATTGTTTCCGGTGGCATACTGAAGAGAACTATTTAGAAGGGTGCCAAAGACATCGCCTGAAGCACGGGCAATAGCTAGTGCTACAGTCTCGAAAAAGGATAGGTTGGCAGAACCAATGAATGGTGATGCGATACCAGTTTTAGTAGCGTATGTGCTAAGCTCGTCTTGTAAGATTTGCTGATAACTACTTGGAACCGGGAGTGTTGGAATAGTACTCATTTATAAAATCCCCATTTCTTTTAATTTCTTTTTGTCCCAAAGTTCTGCTGTAGGATGCTCTGATTTGAACCAATCCCATTTTTTCTGAGCATCTTCGCGCATATAACCCTTGATTTCTACCCAAACGTTTGTCTTGGATAAAAGTAGGTCTGGTCTATAAGTCCTACCGTTAGGCATTGTGAAGGTTTTAGGTTGCCATACAAAGTTGATTTGCCTACTGTTTAGGTAATCCACAACCTTAGATTCGTAGGAACCTTGACAAACCAGTTCTTCTCCAGTTTTCCAGTGATTTTTAACGCTAGACCTATTAGAAGTTTTGGCTTGCTTAAGAGCGATCTCTGGAACTTGGGCAAGAAATGGAGCGCCGTATCTATCCAAACAAGTTTTCATTCTTTTATCATTAGATGCTTTAGGACTAATATGACCTTTTAATACATTTGTAGGTAACGCTTTCCAGAACCCGTATATTTTATGAAAAAACGTAGCCTTGGTCGTAGCATTAACATAAGTGCTATCTACCATAGTAACTTCATTGCCGTATATTTTTTTAATTATTTTTTTTATTTCTTTTATACTTTTTGTATTTTTTAATCCAATTTTTCTTTTTATGGCTTCTGTTTTATTTGGATGGTCAACGCCGTAGTTTTTAATAAAAGTCTGTTTTCTTTTTTCATTTTCTCCATTAGGATGGCCACACCCACTCATAACGCGTTCTATAGTAGACCACCATTCTCCATAAATAGTGTGTACAAATCTGCACTTAACTTTACTAATTTTACCAGTGTACGTGGTTTCGTCCAGTAGTACAATGTCTCCATGTGCTTTTTTAATTCTTAATTTAATCTCATTTAGCGGAAGACGCCTAGCTTCTGCTATTTTTATAGAAGATCTTTTGGGATGCTCACAACCTTTCAAAACATTAACGGGTTTGGAGTACCATTCTCCATAAACAGAGTCGATAAACTTTGCTTTAATTTTAGTCCCAAAATAAGTGGATTCGTCTAATACAACGGTGTCACCGTGTACTTTCTTAACCCTTTCTCTTGTTTCTTCTATTGTTCTTCTATTCATATATACATCTTTATATCATATACTTATATATTTGTCAAGCCGCTAATTGAAAGCTAACGGGAAATACTCCAGTTTGACCCTGAACTTGAACTCCAACTGAAATTGTCAAAGTAGGCGGAGTTGCCTGGATTTGAAGCGACGTAACACCAGCAAACCTAGGATCACTAGTAATTTGATTATTAATTTGTTGGTATAATGTTTGAATATCTAAGTCAGAAATACTTATTCCTGGTGCAACACCAACGCCAAAATCAGTGTGGATTATATAAGAACTAAGCGCTGTGGAAAATAGTATGCGTAACCATTGAATAATATTAGTTATTCCATAAGATAGTAAAAAGTTGCCATAAGCATCGATTGCTAGATCACCATCTTCTGTGAGAAGAAAATCCACGCCGGAAATTTGAGCGAGTGGATCTCCACTCAAAGTAACAACACTTGGTAGAGGTATATTAACCTGATTCTCTAGTTGAGCAGGAGGTAGAGTGCTTGGTATATAGATCTTTTGTTGTGCATTTACAGTATTTGGAAGATAGGCTTGTATATAGGCACTATCATCTACAGTAAAATTTCCAAGGTTAGGTAGGCCATCTAAGGTTAGGATATAACCATTACCATTGGGTAATGCCGTTATTTGGGTAATATCTCTTGAAACTTGGATCTGAGTACTGCTCTTTAGTGTTACTGTTTGTCCTAAATACAAATTTGCATTACTAGAAACAACAACTTGCCTACCAATGGCATTCGACAGAAGAGGTAATTGAAAACCATTTTGGTCGATATAGGGTTCTTCAAGTTGATTTAATGTAGCAATTTCTAACCAACGATTAGGATCGCCGAGATATCTAGCAGCTATTCCTTCAATAGTAAGTCCATATGGAACCGGAACAATGATCTTACTAGTTGGCACATCAAAAGGAATATCTGACTGTGTTGCAAGTCCAGCTACATAATCTAGAGACTGTTCGATAGTTGAATCTGTTACCTGTGTGGTAGCCGTTAAGATGTTTATCGATTGGATAAATTCATAAAGAACATCCAAAAATAAGAACTGGTTTATAGTCATTGGCAAAGTAAAACTAGGGGGAGGCGTTAGATTATAAAGTTCATTATACAATATAGAACCAGCATTAAAGTAGCTTCCTAGTTGAACAGCCAAGGTTTCAATAGCATCTGCATTGCTTTTTAATTGTGAGACACTCAAGTTTGTATTTGATAGAATTGTGTTAAGTTTATTTTGTTGTGCCGTATTTAAAATAAGTTGATTAGTTGGTACTTGATCTAGGAGATCTACATTTGCATTTGGATTATTAAAAATTGCAGTTGTAGCACTAGTTTGCTGTAGTCCTACTGATGGTTGCCCTAATTGTCCGTTTGATACTGCGGCCTGTGTAAGACCACTATTTTGATTACCAGCAGCAACTATAGCTCTAACCGCTGCAGCGCCCGCTGTGGTAGTAACGGCTGCAGCAACAGTAGACGAATTATTAAAAACAAAACTTTGAATTGCCGAATTATAATCTTTTACAATACTAGCGGGTAAATCAGAAGCGGCAGTTGCAACTCCAAGAGCATCCTTAACAAATAAAGATGTTTGATTTAGGATATTAAATACACCATTCACATCAGAAGTAACTGCCCCAATTACGGCCGTTGCAGAACTCATGGTTAGACGAGCTTCAGTAATGGTATTTAGAATGCGTTGTAGAATACCAGGCGTAATCGTGTAGGCATTGGCCGGTTGGACAGAAACAGTAGCAGAACCTAGTACTATTCTTCTCCAACCCTTGAACTGGAGTTGGTACATTATCTCCATGGGTTTTTGTACTGATTGCTGCCAAGTAAACTGCATTGGTGTTACAATGTATGAAGTATTTTGTTTAGGGATATCGAAAACCAAACGCCAACCAGCATTAGCAGGATTCTTTTTTGCTTCAGCATACTGTTCCAGAAACTGTTGAAGCATCATAGCCTGGTAGTAGCCGGTGCTATTAATCCCAGGATTGGAATTCTTTGGTTGTGGAGTTTGTGGCTTATTAGTTGGTGTACCAGTAGTGAGAGTGTTAATAGTATTAGATACTTGTTGTATCAAACTAGTCACAGCAGAAATAGTACCGCCAAAAACGGATTCCAGAACGTTAGGGCTAGCGGGTGGTTTCGATACTGATTGACGATATGGCCAAACACCCATAGTGCCAGAGGCATTGATAAGCTTAAACTTAATACCGTTGTGCTCTTCTAGAATACCTCTTAAGGTAGCCGAAGTATTAATGGCATATTGGTCAACTATATTAAGTTGTTGTGGATTAATAGGTAAGTTAAAAATCCAACCCTTACTTACCGTTGTAAAAGAAATTATGGGCGTTCCTTGTTGATAAACCGTAGTATAACCGCTATCAGTTAGTCCACCATTTACTATTTTGTTACCATTGGCGGTATC